CTTCGTATGTTCCGCGTGGCTCATGAAGCCTACGGTCGTGGTTACTGTGAGGAGCTTCTGGGTGACCTCAAGAGCCTTGAGTATCTTTCTAAAGCAATCGTTGAGGGCTCTGCAGCAGCAGCAAAGATCATTTTCCTCTGCAAGCCAAACGGTACGACTCGTCCTGACGCTCTTGCTCGGGCTGCCAATGGATCAATTGTTGCAGGTGATCCAAATGATGTGGCTCCTCTGCAAATGCAAAAGCAGGCAGACCTCACGGTGGCTCTCAACACCATTGCTCGGATCGAACAACGTTTGAGCTTTGCGTTCCTGCTTAACAGTGCCATCCAAGCTGGTACTTCTGGCCGGGACCGAGTGACAGCCGAAGAAATCAGAATGGTTGCACAGGAGCTGGAAGCAGGATTGGGGGGCATTTACAGCATCCTGAGCGTTGAGATGCAGCTTCCTCTGGTCAATCGCAAGATGGCTCTTATGGAACGTCAAGGGCGTCTTCCGAAACTTCCTAAGGATGTTGTAAAACCTCAGATCACCACTGGTCTTGATGCTCTTGGCCGTGGTAACGATAAGGCCAAACTGATTGAGTTCCTGCAAACCATTGCTGGCACTCTGGGTCCTGAGGTAATGGCTAAATACGTTAATAGCCGTGAGCTGATTACCCGCCTTGCTGCTTCTGATGGTCTTGATACTTACAAGTTGATTAAGTCAGACGAAGATCTTATGGCTGAAGAACAGCAGCAAGCTATGATGATGCAGCAACAAATGGCCGCGCAAGATCCTAATAACGATCCTGCTAAACAGGCCGCTCTCGTTAAAGCTGAAAATGACTCAATCCGGGCAAATCAAGAAGTCGCCGCTGGTGGAGGAACCCCTGGAGGTTTCTGAGGCTCCTAAAAAAGCCGCACCTAAATCCAAGATGGATGTACTGATCGAAGAGCTGAAAGCTAAGAAGCCTGAGGTTTACGAACAGTACGTTGCTGCTGCCAAGAACAAGCGGCCCGTTTGGATCTATCCTGATCTGACCGTTCGGATCGGTTGATCATGGAAGTTATTGCTGACAATTTCCTGTCTCAAGAGACGGGACCTTATAGCGAGCAAGATCTGCAAGCTCTTCAAGAGGCTGAGCAACAAGAGCAACAGGAAGAACTTATTGGTGGCAAGTTTAAAAGCCCTGATGATCTTCTAAAGGCTTACCAAGAGCTTGAGAAAAAGCTTAGTAACCGTACTGGTTATGAGAAAACCGAAGAGCAATCTGAGGTTGAAGAAGACCAGACCGCAGAAGAACCTGTCATCCTTTCTCAAGAAGAGGAAGCCACCATTCTGGAAAGTATTGGTGGTGAAGAGAACTTCAGCGCAGTCCAACAGTGGGCAAAGGAAAACCTTGAAGCTGGTGAGCTTGAGGCTTACAACCGTGAAGTTAATAGCGGTGACTACTACCGAGCTCGTAACGCACTGCAGTCTCTGTATTATGCGTTCCAAGAAAACTCTGGTTATGAGCCTGAACTGATTGGTGGAAAACTTTCTGCAAGTAGCAGTGATGTGTTCCGTTCAAGCCAAGAAGTCATGGCTGCTATGAGTGACCCTCGGTATCTGCAGGATTCTGCTTATACCCAAGATGTACAAGATAAGTTGCTTCGTAGCGACGTTCTTGGTCCTAGGGGTTAATATTTCAATAGCGAACGTAAACATTGTTGCCGCCGAGGCGATAACAACAGTGATATACGAGCGCTCGTAAACTTCTACCTCCATACTGACGATGCCTGATTTTGCATCTCTCAGCCGGTTGGGTGGGCTTAACGGCGTTCAGTACAACGCAGGTTCCGCCTCCGGCAACTACGAGAAAGAGAACTCTAATTTCCTGAAAATCTTTTCGGGAGAAGTTCTGACCACTTTTAATCGTGAGACGATCTTCAAAGATCTGACCATGAAGCGCACCATTTCTTCGGGCAAGAGCGCAAGCTTCCCGATTACTGGTCGTTTCTCCAGCCGTTACCACCGTCCTGGTGATTGGATCACCGGTCAAGGTAACAAGGGCATGATTGGCGAAAAGATCATCACCATCGACGATCTTCTAATTGCAGACGCCAGCATCTACGATTTGGATGAGGCCAAACTGCACTGGGACGTTCGTTCGATCTACTCGACCGAGCTTGGCCGCGCCCTGGCCCGTGCCTATGACCAGCGTCTGGCTCGCACCCTGCTGGCTGCTACTGAGTCTGACGGTCGTGTGAAGGACTGGGATTCCAAGCGCTTCCAACTGAATGGTGGTACTTACTCTTCTGTGAGCACCAACACCATTACCCTGAGCGCTAACTTCCAAACCGCTGAACTGACCTATTGGGCAGTGGGTGAGGTTGTGTACGGTGAGACCTCCGGTGCTTACGGTGTTATCACGACTGCTCCCACCAACGGCGCTGCTACCTTCGTTATCAACCCGATTGGTTCGATTGGTACTGGCTCTAACGCTGCCTTTACTGTGGGCGAGCGTCTGTTCGTTCTGAACGCAATGCCTGGTGGTACTTCTTTCACCGGTATTGACCTGAACGGCGCTGCTGACCGTAACGCCCGTGGCGATCTGATCGTTGAGAACCTGTTCAAAGCTTGCCAAGCTCTGGACGAGAAGGATTCTCCTAAGGAAGGCCGTGTGTGCGTCCTGAGCCCTGGTGCTTACTACGACGTGCTGAACAGCGACCGTGCCATCAACACCGACTTCAACGCTGCTGGCGGTGCTAACGGCTCGATCTACCAGAACCGCGTGGCTTCTGTGGCTGGCTTCCGTCTGATGACCTCCAACCACCTGGGCGTCAACAGCTACACTGCTAACCAGACCTACGTTGGTCTGAGCAACCAATCTGCTGTGACCCGTGGTGAGCGTCCTAACTACATCAACGGTAAGGACGGTTCTAACGGCGATGCTGCTTCTGGTACCTACGATTACTACCAGGATGAGCAAGGCAACACCTCGTCCATCGCTAACTGCTTCGGCCTGTGCTTCTCCAAGGAAGCCGTGGGTACCGTGGCACTGAAGGATGTGTCGATGCAGATGACCGGCGCTGAGTATAAGGCCATGACTCAATCGACCATGATGGTCGCCAGCTACGCTGTGGGTCACGGCATCCTGCGTCCTGAGTGTGCAGTGAGCCTGCTTCACGACGGCAACCCGTATTGATTAACTAGCTTCTAGTTAATTACCAATACAATGAGGGGAGGCAGAAATGTTTCCCCTTTTTTGTTGCAATAATGGCGACTAGTAAACTCAGTGCAGTTAACACCCTTCTCGCCATTATTGGTGAGGCACCTGTAAATAGTCTTAATGCTCCTTTGACTGGTGACGCAAGTTTGGCAGAGCGTACTCTGGATGAAGTTAGCCGAGAGGTTCAAGGTGCTGGGTGGTCCTGGAACACAATGCTGTATGACTCCATTCCTCTGGACGCTTCTACAGGTCAATCCCAGCTTCCTAGCAACACCCTTGCTGTTCGGTTCAATCCGCTTACCTACCCATCTCAAAGGTTTGTTCTTCGTGGTCTTAGGCTTTTTGATCGCATTAGGAACTCATACGATCTAAGAGGTAGTTTTGGTGTAGCAGTTATTGGTAACACCAGCGATCTTGTAGCTGAGATTGTTGAAGAACTTGACTGGGACAGTATTCCTGAAACTGGTCGTCGCTACATCATGATCCGTGCTGGTCGGATGTTTGCTAATCGAGCTGTGACTTCTGCAAGCCTTGAGACCTATACAGCAGAAGATGAAGAACGAGCCTTGCAAATCCTTAAGCGTACTGAGGACATGGCTCAAAACTACAACTTCATCAGCGGTCCTGACGATATGTATGGTGGCCGTGTGATCACTAACTTTGGTCCCGATATTCTGAGCCGCTGATGTCAAGAGAACTTTTTAGCCAAATCATTGGCCCTCTCAATAAAGGTGTAAACCAGCAAGCCGATAGCTTTGTGCTGCCTGGTTTTGCCAAAGTCCTTGAAAACGGAAATTGTGACCTTGTTGAGGGTCTTAAAAAACGGCTAGGTTCTGTGCCTGTAAAGCGTATTGATACGCTGACCAAGAACGCTGGTGGCTTGACCCTTACCAACCCCATCAAGTGGAATGAGGCCTGGGTTTTTGTTTACAACCGTAGTAGTGATGAGCGATTTATTCTCATTGTTGCTGACGACAGCCGTACCGTATCTCGTACTGGGAATATTACTAGTGGTTCTGCTGTGGTGACTTCTGTAAGCTCCATGACAGATTTGTTTGTCGGAGCTGGTGTAACAGGTAGTGGTGTACCTAGCGGAACGACCATTGTTGATATTGATACTGCTGGCTCTCGCATCACTCTCAGCAAAAATGCAACTGCTACAACGACTGGAGTAACGCTGACTGTTGAGTCAAGCTATACGTTTGTTTCTGGCGTTTCCAATGTTGAACCTATTAGCGGTATCCTTCCTTCCGTTGTGCCAGTTGAGCAAACTTTTGCCAACATTACCTCCACCAATCTTGGTTACCTCCGTGGATCTGGTAGGGCTCGTGATCGGTTTAGGGCTACGTCGTTTCAAGATTACGTCTTTGTAACTAACGTTCAAAAGGAAACTTCCTACGATGCAGCAGAGACGCTAACCAGATACAACGTCAGCAGCATCAGCTCTGTCTACCGTCCTACCAAGGCTCAAGTGTGGGTCAAATTGGTTGACTATGACACTGAGTATGCAATCACTATTACGCTTGATAACAACGACGTTATCAGAGGTCATTACATCAGCCCATCTTTAACTGACGCAGGTGGCGATCCAAACGTTGTTAGTACTGAAACTATTGCTCAAAAATTAGTAAGTGCAACTCAAACCATTACTGGTTCACTTTCTATTGGCAGCAGCACCGTTAGCAGCGTTACGGCTACAGATATTGATTCAATTGCCGTTGGTGAGACCGTAAGTGGTACTGGTATTCCTGCAAATACTTTTATTGGATCTGTAGGTACTACAAGCTTTACCCTTGTCAACGAAGCTGGTACAGCCGTAAACGCTACTGCTAACGGTTCTACAACTTTGACAATTGGCGATGGCCTCGATCAAGGTGACATTCATAACGAACTGACGTTTACCGTCAAAGACTCTCAAATCCTCATTGGCCTTACAAGTAGTTCTCGTTACTTCAAAAGCTTTGTAGCTCACGACGCACGAGGCAACACGTTGATGTCTGGTTTTACCAATCAGGTCACCAGCATTACAGAGCTTCCTCCGACCTCCTGGGAAGGCTATACGGTCCTTGTGGCTCCTGATGGCTCTTCAGATCAAAGCTCGTACTACCTGACGTTTAACGCTGAGAACACCACAACTAACGGTGACTTCGGTCGTGGTGTGTGGGAAGAGGCTGCTGGTTGGGGCTCCAGGGGGCTTCTAGACGACAACACGATGCCTCATGCGTTTGTTTACTACCGAAACGCTAGTGGCCTTACAAGGTTTACGTTCCAACCTTTTAGCGGTACAACTTACACCGACAGTACCGTTTCCTTCACGTTGCCTGGTTGGGGCACTCGACTAGCTGGTGATGAGGATGAACTGCCTGGACCTTCGTTTGTTGACAACACAATCAACGATGTTGTGTTTTTCAAGAACCGCCTTGGGTTTGTCAGTGGTGAAAACGTCATCCTGAGTGAGTCTGGAGACTATTACAACTTCTGGCAACAGTCAGCTCTCCAAGTTGTAGACAGCGATCCTATTGACCTCACTGCTGTCAGTAACGACGTTGCTGTGTTGAACTATGCGTTGCAGCAGCAGGATGAACTTGTGTTGTTCTCCAACGAAAACCAGTTCCGTCTGTACTCA